CCGCTGCGCCGTGCGCCCAGGAAAAAGGGCCCACCGGAGCCGAGCTCGGGCGGACGGGCGAGCTCGGCGGTCGGCGGCCGGCGGGGCGGCTGATCGGTCGCGCCGGCCTCGAGATTGCAGCGGCGATGCTCAGGCGCCAGGTTGGCGAGCCCGTCGCCGCCGCCGGCGCGGACCGCGACGACGTGACCGATCGTCAGCCCATCGGGGTGCGTGCCAGGCAGGGCGACGTCGATGACCTGGCCGCAGCGACGGCACCGGGGCGAGGGCCCGTCGCGGGCGAGCAGCGCGGCGCGGGCCCGGACGACGGCCTGGCCGCCCCGATGCAGGGTCACGACGGGACGATGATCCCGCGTCGAGGGACGGCGATCGACGTCGAGAGCGACGCGGCGATATGGCCCTCGAGCGTCGAGGCGAGCCAGCCGACGAGCTCGAGGATCTCGCCCTGGGACACGTCGACCGGGACGTCGACGACGACGACTCGGCGCGTCGAGAGGGTGATCTGCACGGCCAGCCGCTCCGGCATCGCCGCCGCGGCGATCGCCTGGTCGAGCTTGTCGGTCATCGCTCGCGCGGACCTTCGGCCAGGCCGAGGCCGAGCTGCCCGCAGACGTGCTCGGCCTTGGCGCTACGCACGCGGAGGGCGAGCGAGCCGGTCCCATCCTGGTCTCGGACTAGGCGCGTCCGAAGGGTCGCCGTCACGGTCTCGGCCTGCTCGCAGAGCGGGCACTCGAGCCGGATCGCGGCCTTCGCCGGGGTCGCGAGGATCGAGTAGGTCTCGTGCGGGAGCAGCGGGCCCTCGAGATCCTCGTCCGGGTCCGGCGGATCGGCCGGCGATCGGCCGCTCTCCTGAAACTCGGCGACCGTCTTTGTCTGCGCCATCGTCGCGCCTCCAATCTAGCCCGTAGGCCCTGAAGAGCTCAGCCTCGGTCATCTGCCCAGGCCGAGCGGTCGCTCGCGGATCCGCAGTCGAGGCAATAGCGATCGCCGGGCGACGCGACGTTGACGCCGCAGGCGGGGCAGAGCCGCGGGCCGGGCGACCTGGTCGGCCGATCCGGCAGGCGAAACGCTCGCGGGCGCGTCCGATGGCCCGAGAACGGCCGCCGGCGATCGCTCACGGTCGGCGGGTCCGGTAGTGGCCGCAGATCCGGCAGAACGCGATCGGCCGGCCGTCCGGCATCGTGTAGACGTGCGAGTGCCCGAGGGCCCGGATGGCCGCGACGATCCACTCGAGGAGGGCGCGGATCATCGCCGGCCCTCCCAGGGGTACGGGCTGTCGCCGATCGTCGCGCGCCAGGCGGCCGCGAATCGATCGCCGAAGGTGGGAGGGCCCGCGCCGGCCGTGACTACCGGCGCGGGCCCGGAGGCCAGGGCGACGACCATCGGCCGAGGGGGGGTCAGTCGGTCGCCGGCGGCCGTATGTAGGGCCCGGATCCGGGCGAGCAGCGCGCCGCGGCGTCCGCGGATCCAACCCGTGATCCGGGCCCAGGCGAGGCGGTGTCGGATCGCGTCGAGCTCGCGGCCCTCGCGTCGAACGCCCGTTCGCCAGTAGCGGCGGCCGCCCAGGCGCCCGCCCTGATCGTTCTCGATCCCGAAGAGCCCGAGGGCGCGCAGCTGCGCCGTCACGCGGTAGAGCTCGGATCGGCCCAGGCCCAGGCGATCGGCGATCGCCCTCGAGCCGAGGGTCACGCGACCGTGCCGCGTCGCGTCGTCGAGGTAGCGGGCGACGCGATCCTCGGTCGGCCCGAGCAGGACCGTGCCGGATTGCCCGCGCCAGGCCGCCCGGGTCAACGGAGGATGCCGCGCCGGGCATACGAGCGGAGCAGGGCCCGATAGACGCGTCGACGGAGCACGCTCGCCTGCTCGACGAGCTCGTCGCGTCGCGGCGAGGCCTGGCGCCGGCGAGTCTCGCGATCCATCGTGCGGTACCAGGCCCGCAGCAGTCGCAGCGATCCGACCGTCATCGGCCGAGGCCCATCGCGACGAGCCAGGCGCCGCAGAGCCAGAGCACGGCGCCCAGGGCGATCGCGACGAGGTCGAGCCGCCCGATCGCCTGGTAGAGCACGCCGATCCCGACGAGCGCGCATCCGAGCCCGACGAGGATCTCGAGCGCGTGGTCGATCGCGTCGATTATCGGAAGCTGATCGCGTCGCCCCCGAACCGCTCGATCGTTCTCTTTGGGTCCGTCGGGGCGGACATAACTCACCATGTCAGACGCCGATCCGCGCTCGGCCTCGGGCGGTCGGTGTAGCTGCGAGCGATGGTCCATCGGTGATCCTCCCACAAGGCTCAGCCCTCCGGCGCCAGGCCCCGCGAGCCTTGTGGGGATCAGCGGGTGTGATGCTCGGGGCCGGAGGGCGACCAACATACGCCGGCCGGCCCGCCGATTGCAAGCCTGCCGAGCGTTTCCGGACCCTAGTACCTACGGGGCACGGACGACGAATCCAGAGGGGACGGCCGAGAGGGCCGCCCCGTCAGGTGATGGGTCCGGACACGCTCAGGTCGGCGGCGCCTGGCGGTCGCGCTGCGCCTGCTCGCCCGCGGCGACGCCCTCGAGGCGAGCGGCCGAGGTCTCGCTCTTCAGGAGCGCCGTCAGCCGGCCGTCGATCGCGTCGCCGACCTCGAGCACCTGGTCGCCGATCCGGATCAGGGGCGCCTGCAGGTCGTCCGCGATGCGGGCCGCCCGGGAGGCCTCGACCTTCGCTCGGTAGGCGAAATAGGCGACGACGATGACGCCGATCGCGGTCACGATCTTGACGAGCCCGTCCAGGAGCGCGGCGATCTGCTCGGGTGACATGGTCCCTCCACCTCAGCTGTAGACGATCCGGGCGAGGGCCCGGTCCGCGGCGATCGCCGCGGCGACCTCATCATCGCAGTCGCCCGGGCCCGCGCATGGCACGCCGGCGAGCCAATCCTCGAGCGCCCCGTCGACGGCCGGATCGCCGCCCGCGACGAGCGGCGACCAGTCGCGCCGGAGCATGTAGAACGTGACGCCGTCGAGGCGCGTCGCCCGCCAGTCGAAATCGGTCGCCGCGGACGTCCGGACCTCGAAGATCGAGCGGATGGTCGCGCCGAGCGGGATCCGCCGCTCGATCGAGGCGCCGGTGTCGGGCGCGGCGCGTAGCACGCCGTTGCTCGCGCCCGTCGAGCTCGCGGCCGGCGTCCAGTCCTCGCCCTTGATCTTGATCGCGCTGATTCCCATGACGACTCCCTCGAGGTAGCGGCGGAATGGTCCGACCTGGTCGCGGCCGGCGCTGTCGCGGTAGTAGCTCAGGTGCGAGTGCCGGCGGTGCGAATCGTCGCCCTGGCCGGTCCCGGTCCCGCCGACGTAGGTCCGGCCCGTGACCGCGTCCCATCGGCGGATCGCGACGCCGTCGGGGCTGTAGATGAGCTCGCGTACGTCGCGCAGATCGGGCGCCGGATCCTCGAGCTCGGCCGCGAGCCATCGGGAGAGCGCCTGCAGGCCGGCGAGCGAGCCGTTGACGAGGCCGAGGTCGATCGCCGCGGCCGCGTTGCTGAGGCCGGCCCGGTCGCGGGCCGTCTGGACGCTGTAGTCGCGGTCGCGCTCGCCGGTCGAGCTGTAGATCCGGTCGGCGCCCAGGTGGTAGCCCTTGACATGCCGAGCGTCGCCGACGATCCCGAGCACGTCGACGCCGCGCGCCTCGAGGTAGGCGGCCAGGGCGACGAGGCTCGCCGGCGCGTAGCTCACGGCCTAGAAGTTGCTCTCGTCGAGCCAGACATTGACGAAGAGCGACGCGCCGGCGACCGCGGTGATGTTCTTGATCGCGATCCCGTTCGTGACGCCCGCGGGGATTGTCAACGGCTTAGACCGGGGCCGGTCGAAGTCCCAGGCGAGCACGGGATTCCAGAGCGGCGCGCTCGCCGCGAGCGTCTGCATCAGATAGGGCGCGGCGAGCGCGAAGAGGGAGCTCTCGGTCCCCTTGGCGGTCGGGAGCGTCATCGCCGACGCGCCGGCCGCCGCGTCGGCCGGATCGAGCAGGCCGAGGCCGTGCGTCGTCCCGCCGGTGCCGGCCGAGGTCAGCCGATAGATTCGAGTGTCCATCAGGGCGGCCGTCGTCGCGAGCCCGACCTGATGGAGCTCGATGCGCCGGATCCGGACCCGGAGCGAGGCGCCGGCCATGATCTGCAGCAGGTGACTATTCGCCGTCGCGGTGGTGATGAACGCGGCCGGGGCGACGAGGTAGGTCGCGAGGTACTGCTCGCCGAGCACGACGACCTCGTCCTCGACCGCGTTCGCGCCGATCGTGCGGGCGAACGTGTGTAGCTTTTTCCCCGAGCCCTCGGTGACGTTGACGAATGATTCGGCCATCGGTCCTGCCCTCTCTCTCTCAGGTGACGACGTCGCGGGTGAGCCGGCGGACGAGGCGCGCCATCGATGGCGCCTGGGCGCCGTAGGCGATCGTCCAGGTCTCGGTGCCCGACGCGTGGAATCGCTTGCGGACCTCGGTCGCGTAGCTCACGAAGAGCGCGGGGCCGATGACCTGGGCATCGCGGACGCTGAAGAGCACGCCCGGATGGCGTTGGGTGACGACGCCGCCGACGTCGAGGAGCTCCTCGACCCGGACCCGGCCCCGGACCGCGACGCGACGGCCGCGCATCCAGGCGAGCGCGGTCGCGGTCATGCCCTCGATCGTCGTCGAGGTCGAATCGCTGAGCAGGCCGATCGGCCCCGGAGCGCCCGAGCCGTCGCCGACGAGCAGCTGCGCGACGGGCGCCGACGGGCCGCCCTTCACGAGTACCTGGTGATAGGCGCCGGCCGCGTCGACCGAGTGCTCGAGGGCGGCGCCCCACAACGGGCCGGCCACGGAGTTAACGCCGTTCGCGCCGTCGAGCGGGTCCCAATCGGATACCCAGGCGTCGCCCGCCGCGGTCAGGACGTAGACGCGGAGCCCGGCGTACGCGTCGACCGTGACGAGGAAATCGATCCCGGTCGTCGACACGCCGCCGAGCCTGGACGTGACCAGGGCCCGGAGCGACGCCCGGAGGGTGCCGGCCGGGATCGCGACGTCGGCCGGCGCCGTCGCCGCGTTATTACAGATCGGCCGCGCCTGGGTCGAGGTCGTCGATGACGCCACAAACGCCCGGATCTGGACGCCGACGCCGAACGCCTGCCCGACGAGCATCTGCACGCCGTCCGAGATCGCCATCGCGGCCGGGATCGTGGCCGCGGGGCAGATCATCCAGTCGAGCACGGCCTCGATGCCCGTCGCCGTGACGTCGATCGCCCGACCGAGTCCGACCTGGCGGAAGCGGGCCGCCTCGAGGAAACCGAGGAAGAGCGGGATCCCGCGGGTCGCATCGTAGAAGTGGACGACCGCTCGCTCGTCGAACGTGAGAGCGCCCTCGGGGTCGTCGATCGTGAATGTCAGTCGGGATACCTGGCCGGCCGAGGCCTCGACGAGCTCGACCGATTCGACGTCGACGCCGTAGGTCCCGGGCGAGGGTGCCCGGAGCACGTCGAGGCCGCCGACGGTGAGGATCTTCGCCTTCGCCGCGTGATCGGTGAGCGCCGCCGCGACGACGGCCGCGCCGGCCATCTAGCCCGACGTCCCGGGCGCTGCGGCCGAGAGGGCGTAGAAGAGCTGACGGTCGACGACCTCGGCGAGCGTCAGCCCGTCGAGCTCGAGCCGGATGACGACCGGCGAGCCCGACGGCGCCGCGAGGGCGCGCGACTGCGCGGCCGGGATGACGACTCGCGCGCGGTCGGCGGGACCGATGAGCTCGGGGCCCTCCTCGCCCGTCCAGGCCCATTCGTCGGCGCCGACGCGGCCGCCGCCGGCGCGGCCGCGGACGGCGCTCGGGGCGCCCGTCCCGCTGCGGGTGATCGCGTTCGACGTCGCGCCGCCGAGGCCGAGGAACGTCCGGACGCGGTCGATCAGCGATCCGAACCAGCCGATCGCGGACACGACGAAATCAATCACGCCGCCGAGGGCGCCGGCCAGGCCGCCAATGAGTCCCGCCGCGCCGCTCAGGGCGAGCGCGAGCGGGCCCGAGCCGCCGCCCCACAGGAAGCCGACGAATTCGCCGAGCTTGCCCGCGAGGGTCCCGACCGCGTCGAGCAACGGGCCGATGCCCTTCGGGCCGGTGAAATCAGCGACGGCCGGGACCAGCGTCCCGGTCACGAAGTCGGCCAGGCCGAGGAAGATCGGGAGGAGCTTCGCGCCGACGTCCTCGACGACGTTGCCGATCTTGTTCTGCAGGATCTCGAACCGGGCCGCCGTCGTGCCGGCGTAGGCCTCGGCCTGGCCGGCGACGGCCGCCTGCACGGTCGCGAGGTTCTCGGCCGCGGTCGCGTTCGCGTCGACCTCGATCCCGAGCGCCTTGAGCTCGCGCGTCGAGCCCGCCGCCGCCTTCGCGATGGCCTGCGACGCGGTCACGAGGTCGACGCCCTTCGCCCGGGCGAGGTCCATCGCGAGCGCCTGGAGCTCTTGCGCCTTCGTGACGTCCTTCGTCCCGGCGACCAGGACCGACATGGAATCGCGGAGCTGATCGTCGGCGAACGCGAGCCCCTCGCGTTTCGCGATCAGCTGCTCGATCGCGTCCCGGTTGCCGTCCCAGGCCGGGATATTCGCCTTCAGGGCCGCGTCGAGCCGGTTGATCCCGACCTCTTCCTCGGCGGCCGCCTTCACGGCCCCGACGAGGCCGCCGACGAGCAGGGCGACGCCGCCCAGGGCGACGCCCGCGGCGATCTTGCCGAGGCCGCCCAGGCGGCCGCCGAGGCCCTCGGCTTTCTTGTCAGCGCCGGCCATCGCCGAGCCGGTCTTATCGAACTCCCGGGACGCGAGGTCTCGCGCCTTCAGGACGAGCTCGATCTCGCGGGTCTCGTCACTCACGGCCGCGCCCCGTGTAGGCGAGGAAGGCGGCCGCCTCGAGGTACAGGTCGGCCGGCCAGGCGAGCACGACGCGCGGGTCGAGCCCGTAGCGGATGGCGATCAGGTGCACCTGGAATCGGAAGGGCGCCCGGATGCGCTCGCCGGCCGCGTAGCGCGCCAGGGTCGCCCTCAGCGGTTTGGGAGCTTGCCCAGGGCATCGATCACCGCGATCCCGGCCAGGACGAGCCCGTCGTACGGGTCGACCTCGCCCATCGACGCGGCGAGCTCGTCGTGCTCGTCCGGGAAATTGTGCTCGAGGATGATCCCGTCGAGCGCCCGGATGACGCGGGCGACGTCGTTCGTCTGCAGGTCGGCGAGCAGGCGGGCCGGGAAGTCGGCTCGGGCCCGGGCGTGCCAGCCGACGTACGGCTCGCCGAGCTCGATGTCGACGATCCGGGCCGGCGGCCGACGGGCGACGGCCCCGGGGCCGGCGGCCGGCCTCGAGCGGGGTGTGCGTGGCATCCGAGCTCCTCCATGACTACGGCAGGGCCGCCAGGCTGTTGACGACGACGGCGCCGATCGACTGCGCGAGGCCGGTGTCGATCGCGAGGTCGCCGCTGATCTTGTAGACGTTGATCTCGTTCTCGACGACGCCCGCGATCGGGGCCGGGACGTCCCACAGCATCGGGAGGTCGATCTGCGCCGAATAGTTGCTCGCCCCGAGGGTCGGCCCGGTCGCCTTCAGGCGGACGAAATCGAGGGTCGTCGCGACCGCCTTGTCGTAGAACTCCGACACCGCGTAGGCGGTCGATTCGACGGTCAGGGCGAGCTTGGCCGCGATGACGGTCTCGACGTGCTGCGAGCCGTAGAGGTTGCCGTCCATGTAGTGGCGCCAGAGCAGGCCCGTGTCGAGCTCGAGCGACCAGTCGAGCAGGACATTGCTCTGGACGCTCGCGCCGGCCAGGCCGGCCAGCGTGGCGGCCGTCTTGAGGGTCCAGAGGTCGCCCGGGATCTTGACGCCGCTGTTGCCCGCCGGGGTCGCCTTGGCGCCTTTCACGGCCCGCTGGGCGAACCCGGCGAGGCCGAGCTGCGTCTTTTCGCCGAGCGCCGAGCTCAGGGTGATCCGGCGAAACATCGTGTATTGGCAGCGCCAATTCTGGACGTCGTCGCCGACGTCGAGGCTGTAGGCCTCGGGCGCGTTGGCCGCCGTCATCGACGGCACGCACGTCCAGGTCTTATCGGCGCCGGCGCCGACGCCGCTGAGACCGCCCTTCAGCTGACTGAGCACGACGACCAGGTCGTCGTAACTCACGCCGTCGACGGTCTTGAGGGCGATCGCGACGTCCTCACGGGTTGAGGTCGCCCGGGCGATCCGGGTCCGGGCGCCGCGATTCTCGCGCTCGTGCTTGTTCAGGCCGAAGTCGGGCGCGAGCACGCCCGAGCCCTCGACGTACATCTGCCGCGTCGGCGCGACCGGCGTCCCTCGGGTGGTCTCTTTTCCGAGGTTCGCGTAGGTGAAAATCTGCGTCCCTGGCATCGTTCGGCCTCCCTCAGTCGCGCCCGCCGGCGACGTCGGCGAGCTCGTCGGCGAGCTCGTCGGCCGTCCGGTCGATCGTCGTATCGATGTCGCGCGCCGCGGCCGCGAGGCCTCGGGCGACGACTGGATCCGGCCGGGTGCCGGGGTGTCGGACCGAGCTCGCGAACCCGGACAGGCTGCCGGCGCCCCGGATCGCGAGCGCCCCGGCCCGGACCGCGGCGATCGCGTGCGGGCGCGTCCCGCCCGTGAGCAGGCGCGCCTCGAGGCCGCCCGCCGTCACGGTCGCTACCGTGCCGACGCCGGCGCCGGCGAGCGAGCGGCGGACCTGGCCGGCCATCCGCCCGGAGCGCCGGTGCGGCGCCATCGCCCCGAGGATGCCGCGCTCGGCGTGATCGGCGATCCGTGCCGCGGCGCCGGCGACGGTCCCGGCGGCCGCGCGGTCGAAGGCGCCCGACTGCATCCGCCTGGCGGCCGCGGCGAGCTCGTCGTGCTCGAGCGTCACGCGACGGCCTCCCAGGCCTCGGACGTCCAGACGCGGACGGTGAGCTCTAGCCCGACGTGATCGGCGCCGCCGTAGTGGAGGATCCCGGCGCGCCAGGCGACCGTCCGGACGACGTCGACGACGCCGCCGAGCTGGACGCTGAGCTTGTGCGCGTCGACGAGCACGGTGAGCCATCGCCGGAGGTCCGCGTTCGCGCCCTCGAGGTCGAGCCCGTCGGCGAAGTAGAACCGGGCGAGGAAGGTCGACACGCCGATCCGGGTCCCCTGGCCGGCGTCGAGGGCGCCGGCGTCGAGAAAGACGAGCAGGGTCGGGTACTGCCCGATGTGATTCGGGAGGTCGGCCGTCGCCTCGCCGATCGCGTCCAGGCCCGCCGGCGGCGCCAGGGTGCCCGCGGCATAGCGGGCCGCGACGGCCTCGGCGATCGCGTCGAAGTTGGGCACGTCAGCCGATCCCGGGGCCGCCGCGGTAGTCGGCGAGGAGCTGCGCCTGGGGCGAGCCCGACGCGAAATAGGTCGACCAGGGGTAGACGGCCCGGTCGCCGGCGCCGACGCCGCCCGAGGTCCCGGCCCGGCGGTCGACGTAGGCGGTGACGACCGCATCGATCGCGAGCCCCTGCATCGCCGGCGGGACGGTCGCGAATCCGAAGTCGCCGACGACGACCGCGCCGTTCGCAGCTGAGCGGAACGGCACGCGGCGGTCGATCGGGCTGCCCAGGAGCCGGATCTCGGTCGCCGGCCAGCCGGGCCGCCGGAGGATCGGCCCGGGCCGCAGCAGAATGTCGGCCGCGGCGACGGCCGTGTAGGCGCCGCCGGTGTCGGGCTGATCGGTCGACGCGACCGAGAGCGACGTCACGGCCCGGATCCCGCGCGGGATCGCGAGCACGGAGCCCCACGTCGTATCCAGGGTGTACGTCACGGCGGCCGCGGCGACGAGCTGGCGCCCGGTCCGGTGCTGGACGAAGTCGGTCAGCTGCTCGATGAGCTCGATGATCAGCGCGTCGAAGGTCGCCGCGGTGATCTTCAGGCGCGCCTTCACCTGGGCGGTCGTGACGAGCTGATCGGCCATCGTGGCGCCTCCGCGCTCGAGCGGGGCGCCCGGCGGGATCTCGTCGCCGGGCGCCCCAGGGTCGGCCGGTCAGGCCGCGGTGACCTTCAGAGATCCGAGGCGCGCCCCGACGACGAGGTAGCCCCACAGGCCGATGCGGACGCCGGCCGGCCCCGTGACCGCGTCGTACGAGAACCGGGCGACGGGCGATTCGAAGATCGCGAAGTCGTCCGCCCGGCCGGTGACGACGACGTTCGCCGTCGACGCGTAGCTGAGGAACGTCTGCGCGCCCAGGATCCCGCCGCCGGTCCCGCCGTCGTCCGTCGTGCCCGAGCTGTTGATCGGGCCGAGGTTCGGCATCTTGGGCCGGCCGGTCGTGTCGAGCTCGGCGAGCAGGACAGCGAAGAGGGCCGGCGGGATGAACTGCGCGCCGGCCGGCCGGAACCGGGCGCCGTAGTAGGCGATGACGTTGCCCATCGTGCCCGCGAACGGGGTCAGGACCGCGATCGCGGTCCCGGACGCGCTCGACCCGGCCTCGACGGCGGTCTTGATGACCGCCTCGGAAGCCTGCGCGTAGCTCTCCTCGAGGTCGCTGAAGATCATCTGCTCGGCGCCCGGCGAGGCGCCGTCGATGACCTGGCGGCTGACGACGGTCTCGCCGCCGTAGATCAGCGGGGTGACGGTGACGGCCGTCGTCGCGAAGTCGGACGCGGCCGGATTCGTGCCCTCGGCCGCCTGGACCGCGACGCTCGTCGAGGTCGTGACCTTCGGGAAGAGGATCGGATTGCCCGAGCTGATCGGAACCCGGTTGTAGAAGCCGCCCATCGGCCGGCCCTTCAGGATCCCGGGCGTGAGCAGGCCCGGCATGTAGTTGTTCGGGTAGGCGCCCGGGATCTCTGAGCTGAGCACGTCGCCGGCGCGCTCGAGCTCGACCGCGACGTCGGCCAGCATCGCGTGGTGGCGCGCCTGGCGCTCGGCCGCCTCGGCGCTCTCGCCCCGGCCCGCCGCGACGAGGTCGCGGAGGTAGCTCTGGCCCGATCCGGGGCCGTAGACGAGCTCGTCGCGGGTGACGACGATCGCGCCGCCCCGGGCGAGCCCGAGCTCGATCGGCGCGGTCCGGGTCAGGACGCCGCGGCCGCCGCCGGAACCGCCCAGGCTCGCGACGGCCGACCGCTCGAGGGCCGCCCGATCCTGGCGCTCGGCTCGCTCGACGTCGACCGTGACGCGGGTCCGGTTCGGCCGGGTGTCGGTCGCCGGGGTCGCCTCCGGCGCCGGGGTCTCGGCCTCGTCGTCGGCGGTCTCGCCGGTCGCGGCCGGCGCGGTGGTGCTCTCTGGCGGCATTGCGCCCTCCCTCTCGGCCCGCACGGCCGTGACCTGGGCGCCCGTGTAGGCGCCGATGGGAACGAGCGCCACGCGGCGCACGTTGATGGCGGTCCGCTCGACGACGCCGTCGGCGCGGGTCCGGTGCTTGACCGGCTCGAAGTTGACGGAGAGCTCGCCGAGCACGCCCTCGCGGGCGAGCTCGAGGCCCTCGTCGCCGTTGACGGTCCGGGCGACGCGGAAGGCCATGTGCTGGCCCTCGCCGCGGAGCTCGCCGCCGATCCCGCGGCCGATCAGGCGCGCGGCGCGGTGCTCGTTGACGGCGCCGGGCGGATCGGTGACGAGATCGAGCAGGACGCGCGACGGGTCAAGCCCGGCCGTCGCGCCCCGGGCGATGGTCTCGCGATAGGGCGCGCCGCCGTTGATCGCCCGATCGGCGACCGTGACGATCTCGCCGAAGGGCACGACGATGCCCTCGACGATCCGCTCGTCGGTCCCATCGCCGGCCGCCCGGGCGACGAAGGTCCCGCGGTACTCGCGGGTCAGGAGCGGCGGCACGTCAACGGCCCCGCGGCTGTGCCAGGCCGGCCCGGCCGGCGACGACCGCGTTCGCCTTCGCTACGCCGGCGTTGTGATCGGCGACCGCGATCTCGACCGCGGCCTGGACGTCGCCGGCCTTCGCTCGGTCCTGGCGCGCCTCGAGCTCGCGCTCGGCGGCCTTCGTCGCCCGGGCCCGGTCGCGCTCGGCGACCTTCGCCTGGCGCTCGAGCTCGGCCGCGTTGTGCCCGGCGACCGCGTCATCGACCGCCGCCTGGACGGGGTCGACCTCGGCCGTCCCGGCCGGGCCGATCCGGGCGACGCCCGCGACGCGCGGGGCCGCCTTCCGCATCGCCGCGTTGTGCTCGGCGACGGCCCGATCGACCGCGGCCTGTGTCGGATCCTGGGTCATGGGTTCAGCCCTCCGCCGCTAACGGCCACCATCGCGCCCGGGAGTGCCTCGTCGGCCGCCAACGCGGGCGCCGCCGGCGTGCCGGCAGGCCTCGGCGCCAGGCCGAAGCCGCGGGCGCGCGCCTCGTCGACGTCGAGGATCCCGTACCTGACGAGCAGCGGGTAGGCCCGGGCCCGACTCTCGAGGTTGCCCTGGGTGAGCCGGATCGTGTCCATCCGCATCCGCCGGCCGACCTGGTAGTCGCCCGGCAGGAGCTCGCTGATCGCGTCCTCGACGGGGCCCATATAGCCCCGGAGGGTGTATCGCTCGAGGTCGACCGCGTCATCCTCGACGTTCGCGTAGGTCTGACTGTCGCCGGCGGGTGCGTTCAGGGTCCGCGGCTGCACGCCGAAGTAGCGCCCGACCTCGGCGACCATTTCGCGCCGCGCCTCGACGGCGCTCTCGGCGGTCGGATCCGCGCCGTACGGCTGCGCCTTGGCGCCCTTGCCGAGCACGGCCGGGAAGTCGGCGCCCATCGCCCGGCGGTCGGCCCATCGCTGCGCGATCCGGTCGGCCTCGGGATCGGTCAGGTCCTGCTCGGTCGTCAGGACGTCGACGGGCGGGCCGCCCTTGGCCCAATAGCGCGCGGCGACGACGTCGGCCGCGAGGTACGAGCTGAACTGCCGGCGCGCCAGGCGGATGACGCCGGCCAGGTGATCCGGGATCCCGGGGAAGGGCGAGCGCCGGATCGCGACGACGTGCTCGGCCTCGACGCGCTGCGAGCCCACCCAATAGGCCGAGGGCGGGAGCATCCCCCACGGGTCGCCCGGATCCGCCGGCATGATCGCGTCGGGCGGGATCGGGAGGAGCGACCAGGGCAGGCCCTCGGCGTCGGATCCGCCGACCTTCAGGCAATGCGCCGTCGAGTAGAGCGCCTCGGTCGCGACGACGCGCCAGGTCCACTCCCGGCGGGTCATCGTCGCCATCGGCCGGCGGACCAGGCGCGAGGGCGCGAGCTCGACCGGGGCGAGCTCGGGGCCGGTGAGCTCGCGCCACGGGAGGTCCGCGATCGCGTCGGCGATGAGGCTCACGCAGCGCCAGACGGCCGAGATCCCGACCGCGGTCCGGCCGTCGAGATAGGGGACCGACGTCGGGTAGACCTGGCCCGGGACGGTGATCGCCGAGGGCGCCGCGGTCGAGCTGTCGCGGCCGAGCAGGAAGTCGACGAGTCCCACGGCTCGCGATACTGACGCGTCGTGCGTCTAAATGCAAGAACCGAACGGACGTTCTCAGACGAAGAGCTGCGGGGCGGCCTCCCGGACCTCGGGCGCGATCGCCGCCCAGGCCGCCCAGGCAGCTGCGCGGACCGCGTCGACGTCGCCCAGGCTGTCGCGGATCGAAAGGTACCAGGCGCCGGCCTCGAGCGCGCCCGACGGCCGCGCCTGGCGCGCCTGCAGCTCGAGCAGCGGATCCGCGGCATGGGCGAGCCGGCCGCCGATGAGCTCGGATCGGAAGAGCTCGGACGCCGCGCGAATCTGGCGCGGCCCGAGGGCGACGTCGAGGATCCGCTGCTCGGCCGTCCAGGCCTCGACGTGCGGCGCGGCGGCCGCGGCCTTGGAGTAGGCGACCGCGATCGGTGACCAGGCCGGCGCCGTCGCCTCGAGGAGCGCCCGGAGGTCCGCCGGCGACACGGTCGCGGCCGCCATGCGCGACACGTCGAGCTCAGCTGCCAGGCCCGTCCAGACGCCGGCATCGGTGACGAGGGCGACCGTGATCGACGCCCGCTGCCACGTCGGGGTGACCTCGACGCCGAGGATGCATCGCGACCAGTCGGCCGGCTGCGGGGCCGCCTGGCGGGACCAGGTGCCCGGCGGTAGCCACTCGTCGAGCGCCTCGGACCATAGATTCAGGTGCTCGGCCCGGAACTGCGCCGGCGGGAGCGACCGATAGGCCTGGGCGATGACCGAGAGCGGGATCCGACCCTCGGCGACGGCCGGATTCGCCTGGCGCCAGGCGCGCAGGCTGCCGGCCCCGAGCCGGTCGTCGGCCGCGTACCACGTCATGCCGAAGCCGGCCGCCGGCTCGGCTCCGTCGATGATCCGGATCCCGCGATCGAACCACGCCCGGAGCAGGACCGAGCGATCGTCGCCGGCGGTCGAGGTCGCGTCGACGAGCGGGTCGGGCCGGGCGAGCGTCGTCGGCGCCAGGGCGGCCCAGGTGTCGAAGTCGCGTTGCGTCCGGACCTCGTCAAACAGGCCGAGGTCGGTCGACAGGCCGCGGATCGCGTCGCGCGCCTCGCGGCTGCCCGTGTGGTACTCGCGGTGCCGGCCGTACAGGCCCGAGCGGATCCCGAGATAGCGCGTCAGCGCCAGGCCGCCCCGCGCCGGCGGGCCCAGGCGACGGGCGAGCGGCGCGAGGTCGGCCAGGACGGCTAGATAGGGGATCCGCGCCTGGGCCCGGTCATGGGCGAGCCCGAGGATCGAGCGCCAGTCGGGCGATTCGTGCGCCGTGAGGGCCCAGCCGGCGAGCGATCGGACCTTGACCGTCTTTCCGTTCTGCCGGCCCGTCGACGTGAGGTAGATCCGGTGGACGAGGCGCCCGTCGGCGCCGTAGGCGAGCTCGCGATTCAGGGCCCGCCGCTGCCAGCGATCGAGCTCGATCCCGAGGATGGTCCGAGCGTAGGCCGCGACGTCGGGGCCCCACGATCCGACGACGCCCGGCGGCATCGGCGTCTGCCAGCGGGGCGGGAGCAGGCGGCCCACGTCAACGGCCCAGGGTCCAGATACTCGTCGCCGGCGGCCGACCGCACGGCCGACCATGCTCCAAGGGCAGCGGCCGGGGCAGGGGAGGGTGCCGATCGTCGGCCGGCGCGCCGCACTCGCAGAGGAGCCCGGCGGCCTCGAGCTCGAGCCGCGAAGGCCGGCCGCGGCGCCCGTGGCGGATCCCTGGATGCCGATCGCGCGTCCAGCCGCGGAGCTCCGCCGGGTCGACGTCGATGATCCTCACCTGTAGTCGACCCGTCGGGTACGGCCGCGGCGAGGCGCGACGGCCGCGTCGTCGGCCGGCGGGACGGGGTCGATCTCGCCGGCGAGCTCGCGCCCGAGCTTGATCGCGAGATCCCACAGTCGGACGCGATCGCCGAGGCTCGGCCGGATCCGCGCGGCGGCCGCGCCCTCGATCGTCAGGAGCCCGGCCGGCTCGGCCTTGCCCTCGAGCTCGACGAGCGTCGCCCGGAGCTCGGCCCGCATCGCGGCCTGGTAGTCGGCCAGGAGCGAGAGCGTCGCCGGTGACGGGGCGCCGCGCCGACGATGCCGCCGCCCGACGTCCTGGGCTCGCTGCGCCTCGTCCACGGATCGCCCCGTCACTCGGTGCCCGGACGGGTCGCTCGACCGTCCTGGGGCATTCTAGGGGCATGTTTGCGTGTTGACGCAAATACCCTCGGCCGGGGCACCTGTCCACGAACCCGGGCAGG